TCTTACTGTGGTAGACCGCAAGAACAGCAGCATCCCTCTTCGTCTCCTTTGGAACCACATCACCCTCATGACATATCACAACATGTGCACCTGGGCACCCGGCTACATGCATCCACCAGTGTTTAGGATCACTATTCATCGTAAGTTCGTCGTTTTCTCTCGCGTTTTCACCAACTCGTAAAACAATACCGTCCACGGATTCATATGTCTTCATGTGTGTTAATCGTACAAAATCTTTATATAAAATAAAGTAATGCACGTCGTGTTTCAACCCAGTCCTTCGATCACTCACAAGTATAGAATCACCTTACCAAATAAGAGAGCTATAGACTTTGGTCAGGCAGGGGTTCAATATTTCCCGGATCATCATAACCCCCGTCTTATGCGTGCACAACTTCTTAGGAAAGGTGCTATCATTCCTAAGGAGATGCGAATAGAGAGGGATCAGTATCAGATACAGAGAGATATGCTACAAATCAAAGAAAGTACCCAAGAAGACTGGGAAGATTTCTTCCGGGCTGAATATTGGGAGAGGTGGATATTACATACTTACCCAGACATTAACAAAGCAAAATTATATATGACTATGAGTCAAGGTATACTTTTCATGCCAACAAAGGAAGACTTTTGGTATTGTGACAATAAATATATAGTATAAATATAATGAATTGTACAGTAGATACTACCAGAATTCAACAAGACGATGGAACCATGCGTGGTGTTGAAATTATACCGGAAGGGTGCCAACCTGTGAGTGAAAGTGAATGTTCGTCGGGCTACATGGCCCCATCAAACAATGTCACATTTCCGGGTAACAGCCTAAAACAGTGTTGTAAATGTAAGATCGGTGAAGATTGTCCACTTTGTGCCAACCCCTCTGCATGTACAGAGGATGAGAAGGAAGAGTTTGTCACAGATGATAATTGTTTCGGTCAGACCACTGGGCCTTCCATGGGGCCTTCCATGGGGCCTTCTACCGACACTTCATCTGATACAACTGATATGAATACTATATACATAATTGGTGGTGCTATAGGGGTGTTATTATTAATTGTAACATTTGTATTAATTGCCAGTAGATCCAAAACCATCTGAACCCCTCTCTGTATTCTCAACAATACTAATCTCCTCAATAGGTGGTGTCTCACATTTCTCTAAAACAAGTTGTGCGATACGATCACCCTTCTTCACCTCAAAGTCTTTGTCTCCATGATTGAAGAGAACGACCTTGACTTCACCAGTGTAATCCGGGTCAATAACACCTGCACCAACTTGAATACAGTGCTTGACTGCTAGACCTGACCGTGGAGCAATACGTCCATAACAACCTGGGGGTAAAACAATGGCTATTCCGGTGCCAACAAGTGCGTTACCCGTCTGACATGGTACAATAATGTCAACAACGCTGTAGAGATCATATCCAACACTAGCACCAGAACCACGAATTGGAATAATAGCATCGTAAGCGAGTTTCTTAATACCCAGGCTCATTTCTCCTTTAGATTAGTTTATAATCCTTAAGTCGGTTTGGGAACACCGTGGAGATATACCATTCACATGTCTCATTTTCAGAACGTGAAATATACTATAACTTATACCTCCATACAAAACTAGAGGTACTGCCACAACCAAACCAACTATGTACATGACACTTTAAGATATATATATATAATATTTTAGATTTGTAAACATTTGGGGGGTGGTTCAAACGCTATCTTCTCTTCGAGTTCCTTACGTTGTTTGATTTTCTTGATATCTGCACCTTGACAATCGTGTTTTATCAATTGAATACAACTTGGACAAAAACTACCATTACAATACATACAGTCAATAGGAACCCCGCATTTCTTCCTACAACGCTGACACGGCATTATAATATAACTAGGATAAAGATTTCAAGTGTATTTTATATAAAATGTCTCTCACTTACGCCCTATCTTCCCCAATTGTTCAAAAATCTACTGAGTATGAACATCTCAAGAAGACACTAAAGAGATCTACATGTGGGTATGGGGTAGCCCTATCAGCTTCCTATTTCATCGCTCAAGGTGCTGAACAAGGTGTCTCTACATCTTTAGGAGCCGCAGCATCTTATGCTTACGTTTGTCTACTTTCCGACCGAGTTGATAACCTAAAAAAAAGTGCCATACAGAATGAGTTCTTAGCACCATTGGGTGCCGCGGCTTTTGAAGTGTCGTGGAATAATGCACCTTTCGCTTTTGACTTTGATTATGGTGCTACTTTTATAGGATTTCTAGCTTACAAATTTGCACTCTCAACAGTTCTCTATGAAACTGTACGGAAAATGATGATTGAAGATGGTGAAGCTGCTTATGACACCACCGAAAAGGTCTATAATGATCTTGATATTGATGTTTAAAGAATATTATTGTTATCTAAAATATGAACTGGTGTTTGAGTAAGAGATCATTATCAACTGTTGACGATTCTACCCCAGTTTTCAGTTTAGATAATTATAATGGGTATGCTAAAATAACAAGTGTGTATGACGGAGATACATTTAATGCGGTTATCATGAAGCATGGGCGTGTTCTAAAATTTAGGTTTCGCACACTCGGATACGATTCGGCCGAGATGAAACCTAGTCTCGCTATGGAAGACCGAAATGAGTATATTTACTTAGCCAAACTCGCCCGTGATATGTTTAAACAAGAGTGTGGTTTTGATGATCGCATGGTCCCCCAATTATGGAACCCATTCATGTGCAGAAATAAAGTAAACGGATGGGTGTGGATACAATGTTACAAAAATGACAAGTATGGTCGTCCTCTTGTAACTGTATATCGTCATAAGGGAGATAAAATATCGGTTAACCAGAAAATGATAGCATCAGGGATTGTAAACGTTTATAACGGTAAAACAAAGGCAGTGTTCAGGTAATTTACATGTTAATGCGATAACTGGGGGCATTTAACCTAGAAAGTACACGGGCAACCTTGACGACGCGACGAGGAGACATGGCTCCCATACGAATACGATTCACGAGCTTCATCTTGGCATTCCTCTGGAGACCCTTCATTGCCATGATACGACCGACACCCTCCTCTTTGGTGAGAGGCAAAGCCTTCTTAGAGGGCTTAGGCATACGCACAGGGCTGGCAATCTTGGTGGTCATCGCCTTCATGAAGTTGGTAGCAACTTTCTTGTTAAGTACCTTTTTCTCCATGCGCTTCCTCATCGCCATCTGTTTCTTAGCAGCCTCGGGGTACAACTTGGCTAGGGGAACGTTGTTCATACCATCATTACTCGCTTTGGCCTTCCGTTTGATGGCACCACAGAGGTCACCAACAGTCTTCTTATCGGTGGTAATACCGTATTTTTTCGCAACCTTCACCACCTCATCCTTCTTGTAGAGACGGCACTTACGCGAACCGATTTTGAGATCACCCGCCTTGTCTACTGAAACGAGTACTGGAGGAGTCACACTCTTCCTGGGAGTCACACTCTTCTTGGGATTACGGGGGTATCGGGGTTTAGTTTTCAGCAATGCTTTAGACATTATGATGGTCATTGTTTATTTATTACAAAGAAAAAAAACTATATATCTATTCGGAAAGGTCCCTAATCCTCTGGATCTTCCCCGTCACAATCAACTCATCAATCTTAGCCGCAATACTCTTGCCAATACCCTTAACCTTACTGGGACCTTGGGAAATATCGCTACCGTTTGTCACTTCAAAGTCAAGGCCGCGGATGGCTTGGGCAGCGTCGCGGTAGGCGCGAACTTTGTGGGGATCTTGGGAACCATGATCTTCAGCCTCAAGGGATGCGAGGACCTCAAGGTGCCAGGCAATCTCTTCATTTGTAGAGACAGGGTTTGACTCAAGCTCAACGGAAATCTTATTACGTGGAGCAAGGAAATTATCAATTTTCTTCGCAATGCTCTTGCCAATACCCTTGACCTTCTTGGGACCTTCGGAGAGTTCTTTACCGTTGGTCACCGTGAAGTTTAGGAGGTCAATAGCTTGAGCCGCTTTCTTGTAGGCCATAGACTTGAAGTGATCTTCCTCTTCATGGGCTAGCTTATGAATGTGAGCCACGAGGGGTACATTCATCGTCAAAACTGCGAAGAAGTCCTCGTCGTCGCTGTCGTCGGGGTAGGACTTCATGTACTTCTCAAGTTTCTCAATCTTACCAGTCTCAATGAACTCATCAATCTTTTTGGCAATACCCTTACCAATACCCTTTACCTTCTTGGGACCCTTCACGAGTTCGTCACCACTTGTGATCTTGAAGGGGAGGTGTTGGACCGCATACGCCGCGTTATCGTATGCAGCAGCCTTGTGAGGGTCTTCCTCAAAGTACGCGAGGCTGTCAAGGGCTTCAGTCAGTTCCTCATTGTGGGAAACAAAGTAGTCTTCATCATCAGTGTCAGACTCTTCATCTTCGGAAAAGTTGTTTACGTCTTCGTCGTCAGACTCGGGGTCATTAGAGGCGACCGATTCACTGTCCTCAAAGTATTCATCTAGGAATTGATTAACCTTGGAAGCAATACCCTTTCCAATACCGTCAATCTTGAGGAGACTATCACCGTTATGCACTTCATAGTCAAGGGTGGCGATGATTTCAGCAGCTCTTTCGTATGTAGCTGTCTTGTAGAAGTCGGAGGTCATCTCACCAAGTTCCTTGAGGTGCTCGGCAATCTCTTGGTTCAAGGTGAAGGTCTTGGTTCGCGCAGTCGTCTCAAAGAGGGATGGTTTTTCAGCCTCATTGAGAACAGCCCCAACCTTTTGAATTGATTCCTCAAAGAGTCTCCGTCTCCAAAGAAGGTCCTCGGATTCCTTTTGCATCTTCTCGAGTTGCTCAATCTTCCCAGCTTGTTCCTTGCAGAGATCCGTGAGGTACTCGTGTTCGCTGACGAGGTTCTTGATATCGGTGAGAATGGTCATGGTAGTAGACATTTGAAGTGAATTACTTTTATATTGGTTTTGGTAGACTTAGGTGTTTAAAGATTATATTCTACATAAAACAAAATGGACTTAAACAATATTCCCACCCACGTTAAACAGATTCTCAATGACCCTGAACTCACCATGGACAAGAAGATGGTGGCCTTCATGGCTTTCATGCCAAAACTCCCCGAAGATCCCAAAGTGGATGCATTCCTCGAGGAAAACCTCGTAGTTGGAAGGAAAATTAAGTCCCTCATTGATCAGAAGAAGATTGCATTTGGAAAGTTTGATAAGAATTTCGTTTTGGGTGTGAAAGTTTTGTCACAGCCTAAGTGAAGCCAGTTCCTGGTATTCCCATCTCACAACTCACAATGACCACCACGATCAAAGCCGACCCCGACTACTACGTGCTCTCCCTCGATGAACTTGACAATGGTCAAATTGTCCTATCGAGGCACCCCGTCGTCGCCTTCAGAATATTTCCTTCCTATGGAAAGGGTAACTACGTGACGCTTCCAATCACATTAATGAACCTCCCCCGTGTCAAAAAACAGACTCTCTGTACCCCCAACGACATGGTTTATGAAGACCAATGCACTCCATGCGAAATGCGGACGCATGTTGATTGCCTCAAGGAGCGCTATGGAGATAAACTTGAGTTTCACGTGAGTATTCCACGTGGGTACCATTGAGTTTCGCGTGTGAGTGTGAGTAGACTTTTAATAATATCAAGGTTTAACATACACTGGTACGGGGGTGTAACCTTTTGATGGTTTCTTACAAAAAATCTTACAATCACAACAACTCTTTACATTGATACGCTCCTTCTTACCTGCATAACATCGCGTAGGTAACATAATATCTTTGGAGAGATAACGTACTATTTGGTCAATAAGTATCATCCTACTTATTGACTATATATTAGTTTAAGGATTTTAGATATAGTATAAGTATGGTGTTTACACCGTTGTCAATAGCCGCCCAACTCGGTAATGTACAAGAGGTACTGGCATTGATCGAGGCGGGTGCCGACATCAACGTGTGTAATCATATTGGTTGGACACCACTCTATATGGCAGCTGGAAACGGTCATGATGGGGTAGTGAAGGCTCTGATCGCGGCGAACGTGGACATTGACAAAACTGATGACATTGGTTGGACACCACTGTTAAAAGCTACTGAATACGGTCATGAGACAACGGTACAAATACTGATAGAGGCGGGTGCGGACATCAACAAGGCATCGTATAGCGGTATGACGCCACTGATTAAAGCTGTGTTGAAGGATCGTGAGACGCTACTACAGATGTTTAGCAAGGCGGGTGCGGTTTAACAACCTTAAGGACTTGAGACCTACCATAAATATGGTGGATACACCTCTGTTCATCGCCGTTCTATTCAACCGCCAGGTGGTGGTTAAGTCACTGATCGAGGCGGGTGCTGATGTCAACGAGGTGGGTGGAAGCAATTGGACACCACTGTTCGTCGCCGCTCAATATGAACACGGAGTGGTAGTGCGGTTGCTGATCAAAGCGGGTGCAGATATCAATAAGGTGGGTAATAAAGGATGGACACCACTGTACATCGCCGCAATGAAGGGTAATGAGAAGGTGGTGCAGATACTACTCGAGGCGGGTGCGAACCTCAATGTGGTGGATGATTGCGGTAGAACACCACTGCATATCGCCATATTAAATGGTCACATGACGATCCCGAAGTTACTGATCAAAGCGGGTGCGGACATCAACAAGGCGAATACATTCGGTGCGGTGCCACTCTACAGCGCCGTTTATTATGGCTATGAGCCGATAGTGCAGATGCTACTCGAGGCGGGTGCGGATGTCAACCAAGCGAGGGGTGACGGTCGGACACCTCTATGGATCGCCACCCAAAACGACCACAAGAGTGTAATGCAGATGCTTATCAAGGCGGGTGCGGTAAAATCCCAGACTGAACAGTAGAATTAAAATTATAAATTAATACTAATGCTGAGTATAGCCATTATTCCGATTGCGTTTTTGGTGTTCACGTCCACGTATTGGATTTGCGTATGTGCGAACGCACGTGATGACGTTGATCTGAGAAAATGTAGTCTCATTCCGGGGTAATCACCTCAAATCCTTATCAGCCGTGTAGTACGTCTTCCCCTTAGTGGCGAAACTGTGCACCCTAGCATACCCCCACGCTTGTGGAGAAGCACCCGGACGATGCCCGGTTCTCCACGCAGCGAGTCCCCTATTGTAGATGGTCTTCACTGTCTTTAGAGGAATCTTAGTAGCCTTAGCAATTTCAGGGAGGGATTTAGCTCCCGGATACATCTTCCTAAATTTCTGGGTGTAGGAGGAAGTCTTAGTTTTTTGTCCATTGTCCGTCTTGAATTCTTTATAGTCCCGTTTGAGCATCTTCTTGTATCGTGTCTCAACTCCCACGAGAGTAGTGAGTCCCCTGAAATATTTGAGCGGAGCATAGATTTTACCTTGTGTTTTACGCAGTTGTCCAACTTTCTTGGTAATTTCAGCATCAGTGAGAGGCATCTTACTTATTATTTAGATATTTTTTAAATAAACTTGAAAGCTAATGTTAATCTTGGGTGACTCTTAAAACTGGTCGCACGATGTAGTAACCTACCGTTAAACATGGTTAGTCTACCAGGTTTAGAAACAATTCCCCTTATTTCTTCGTCAATAAAAAATTGAGTTTCTCCACCTTCATTTAAATCTAATAATGGGTTCAGATAATAAAGACATGTAATAGTATTGTCCCCATCGGTATGAAAAGATGGTTGTTCATTCGGTATGAATAAATTCAAATACACCCTGTAAAGTCTCATCTTTTTTAGAAAATCATTCTTTTCATAAATTTTATTAAGAAGGTTCTTTAACATACTGTTAAGATATGGATCTACCATATCATCTGAGTTCATGGTGTTAGTAAAATCACACACAACACCCGTAGGTTCTAGATATGGAAGATCCCTTTCTCCATATCTAAAATGACTGTTACATAATAGCGTAGTTCTATATTTTTCATTTTCTTCCTGAGTTATAAGATTATCATACACAGTGATTTCTTCCATTAAATAGAAAACCTATTATTACTTTAAATACTTTATAGCCACCTCAATACTTGGAAATACATGTGGACCAAATTTCACACTTCCCGTTTTGGGGTCATAATACCCCTTGTGTCCATCGAAGAATGCCCTGTGAAAAGTATTCATATAAAAAGATATACTATTATATTAATCAGTAGAATGAGTCTTTCAATTATTATGGGAAATATGTTTTCAGGTAAAACTTCAGAACTTATTAGACGACTTAAGCGTCTAAAAGTTATTGGTAAGAATATCCTTGTTGTCAATTCAGCTAAAGATACTAGATCCCCAGATGAAGTTTTGAAGACACACGACAATGTAAAGTTCAATTGTCACAAAGTGTTTGATCCTTTTGAAATTATTAATACTGATGAATTTGACAAGGCTGATATAATTGCTATTGATGAAGGACAATTCTTCCCTAGACTCAAGAAGTTTGTGGAGTGTTGTCTACACGTAAACAAGTATGTGATATTAGCTGGTCTCGATGCCGATTCTTTCCAGAGAAAGTGGGGTGAAATCCTTGATTGTATTCCATTGGCATGTGAAGTAACGAAACTTTCCGCCCTCTGTATGAGATGTAACGATGGAAACCCTGGTCCGTTCACGAAGAGGATTGTGGACAACAGAGAGCTTGAACTTATAGGTGGAAGTGACATGTATGAAGCAGTGTGTCGTAAACACCTCTAGAAGCGTTTCACATCTAATATGAGGACGACGCGTCTCTGTGTACCATTTTTAACAACACTATGTATTCTTGCGTGATCAAACAAGAAATCTTCACCCTCCTTGTGTTCGTGTACCCCCCTCCCAGTATAGAGTGTGCAATCCCCACCACTCTCTATAGTGAGATGATAACGAAGTAAGAGATTAGTTTCGGCGCGGTGGGGTGTTATGGACATTGGTGTATCCATGACTGCAAATAGTGCAGTCTCTTTGTCAATACATGCTATCTGATCAATGAGACTTTTCAGAAGAGGGAAGTCCTCCACCTTGTAAAAGTAGTAATTTGGGTTTTCATCAAACCATGGATCCAATTCATGAAAGAGATATTTCTTAGCACCCTCTGAAACTTCGTCAAACTCTTTACGAATTTTATCGTAGTGTAACTTCACAAGCCACAGACCTGGGTAATTCTTTACTGAATATTCATACCCCCAATCTATCATATCTATCAGGGTGTTCCTCATTCCCACTAGGGGTCTCAATGGGTTTTGAAAGTATAACCTATCTATTGGGGACTTCAGGTAATCATGGAGTACTAATACAATCGGTACCAATAGGAGCCGCCACATTAATTTCTCAGTATAAAATAAAAATGCCAGGTTACGGCGGAAAGATGGAAAAATATGCTCCCACTAAAACTGAAGATGTTCAGACCGTTGAGCACCGTTTTGTGTTGCCTACGTTCCCCAGATTCACCATTGTCCAATTGACCCTCATTGGTCTCCTATTGGCATATGCTTGGACGAGTCGTAAAATGAACCGTGCGGCTGTGTCTACTGTGGCTCTCGGTATTGGTCTTCTCCACATGTATGATCACATCTACCGTGTGAAGCGTGGTGATGAGCGTCTGTTCTTCTTCCCAGAAGCTAAGAAGGAGGGGTACTGTGGTGCGTGCCGTAAGTAAACATAACGTATAAATAATTCTCTCTACTTATATTTTATTTCTCATGAAATATAAGAGATATGCAGGTCAAAGTCATCAAAAGTCCTAATCGCAAAAAAAAATTTAGAGCCATCCTCGAAGATGGTAGAACTGTTGACTTTGGTGCAAGTGGATATTCGGATTACACCAAACATAAAACACCCTCACGAATGCGTTCCTATGTTCTCAGACATGGAGGGAGAATACCAAAGACTGTTATTGCAGAGAGAGATCCTAAAAAGATCCAAGAGAAGATGTTGAAGATAGATTACAGCTTCTCTGAGAATTGGGGGATTAGTGGTATTGATGGTGCGGGTTTTTGGTCACGGTGGTACTTATGGAGTTATCCTAACTTCGAGGGTGTCAAGAAGTTTATGTCAAAGAGGTTTGGGATTAAAATTGTAAACTAATACTAATGATTGGCCTAGTGATTATCCCGATTGTATTTTTGATATTTTATCTTTTATCCAAGTACAAGTCTGAAATCAAGATAGATTCAGAAAAAAACAAAACCCCTCCAATAGATCCAAGTGCCCCAGGTGTTCACTACTATGAGGAATGCGACTACGGGGGTGAACACAAACACACCGATGAGGCTCCTTCAAATGTAACAGATAGCTTCAAATCTGTCCGTGTTATTGATGATTTTGACGTGAGAGCCTATAACACAGATGATGTTGAAGTATTTTTAAGGGGACCAACCACCATAAAGTGTACACCATTTAAAAGTATGGATATCACAAATTAGGTTACAAGACCACGTCTTTTGAGATTGGCTTGGAGATTAACCATAAGTCTAGCACGTGCATTTTTAGCAGGTGGTGGTGGTGGTGCGGGAATCACACGCGTTGGCGGGGGTGCAACAGCACGGGTTGGTCGCGGAGTTCGTGGAGCATTAGGTTCCGCCTCTTTTAGGACCATCTTACAAACCTTGATAAACTTCTTCGCATCTCTAGCTTGATTATCTAATGTCGGGTGAGACTTCTTCTTCTTCCTTTCAAGTTTAGCTTGAAGTTCCTTCTTGGTGAGTTTGATCCTTTTACCTTTGACATCTTTGGTCACCCTGAAGCCTAAACTTTTGACTCTTTCTTTGAGGTCCATTTACTATATACCACGAAATTATTGGTACCTGACACCAGCTCGGGTCGCTGCATCGTCAATCTCATCAACCATCTCCCACGCCCACCTACATTCTTCAGTATTTGCATGATGGTGTTCACAAATAGTATGAGCAATGTCAAGGGCCTCATGAAGAATCATTTTTAGACGCACCTGTCTCACTGTGATTTTTTCTGGTTCACGAAGTGGTGGAGCATCGTACATCTGTTGGAGAGCTACACGTCTAATTTCACTCATTTTCAATTTATGGTGAAATTGGTCACTATGTTGAGCTTTGCAGCACACATTAGGCCTAACATTGATAATATTAAGAACTCCTATCATTATAAAACTATATAGATTTAAAGCTTTATAACATTATAATAAGTAAATGGATTTCATTTATGAAATAGAAAACGCTATACCAAAGCAGGTATGTGATTTAATAGTAAAACGTTTTAAATCTGAACCTGATTCTATAAAGAGTTTATCCAAAATTGGTGCAGCTGGTGGTGTAGTTGATACACGCGTTAGAAAATCAACCATGCTACATTTTTCCACGTTAGATAATTGGAAAGATGTTGATGATGTTGTGTATGATGTTTTTAAAAGAGGTTTTCGTAAATATAATGAATATATACACACCTATGCTAATGGTGATGACCGTTTAACTACTCAGATAGACAACAAATTTACAAATCTGGAAGATGAGGGATATTTTGTTCAAGAGTATAAAACCGGTGATTTTTATGATTGGCACGTAGATTCAATGGGTCCTAGTAAAGATCATTTTCCCCGGAGAGGACGTAATATATCATGTATTTTGTATTTAAATACTCTAGGAGAAGATGAGGGAGGGTGTACAGAGTTTATTGGTGGTAAAAAAATTAAACCAATTCAAGGTAAATTATTAATGTTTCCATCATCTTGGACATATTTTCATAGAGGTGCTCCCGTTTTCAACGGGGGTGTAAAATATACCATTGGAACATGGGCAATTTAAAGATTATAGATATGTATTAATAATGGAAGCTCGTGTTACTATTACGAAAGTATTACTCCCACGTATCAGACAGCTTGAAGAGGAAGTAGCCGAATTAAGGAAACAAACATGGCCATATGTTCAGGCACAAAAGGAAGATATGGGTATGCGCGATTTAGAAGAAATTGTAGAGATTTTCAAACACCTTGATGACGAAACTATGTTAAAACTCTTGAGAATGAAAAGGAAATTCTCAAGAAATCCACAGGGGCTTCTAGGTAGAGAGATTGATATCGT